AAAGAGCACTATTACAAACTCGGCGGATCGACCGGCGGCTTCAATTTTCCGGTATCCTACGATACGCCGCACAATTTTGAGCAGTTCAACGAGACGCTGTTTCTCAACTGCGTCAACCGCGGAAACACCAGAGTGGATTACAGCGCGGAGATCCGATGCACGTCCGGACAGGCCGCCAACATCACGCTCACGAACGCCGGAAACCAGAAATTCATCGCCGTCAAGACGACGCTTACGGCGGCGGACACCGTGCGGATCTTCCGCGAGAATAACATCCTTCGCGTGACGAAGGAGACTGCCGGCCAGACATCGGACATTTTCAGCGCGCTGGACGAGGATTCCAATCTGTTCTTCATGGACGTCGGCGACAACGTGATCCGGGCGGACAAGGAGAGCGGAGACGGACGGCTGGCGGTCGTGATCCGGTTTTGCGACACGGTCGTGGGGGTGCGCTATGGCATTTAACATCTACGACGAATCGCTTACCCGCGTGGGCGAGATCCGTACGGTCATCTCGTCCACCTGGGAAGAAAAATTCGCGGACAAGGGAATATGCCAGCTCGTCGTGGCGAACTCCGAGGCGGCATCGAAACTGCTGCTGCCGGGGCGTTTCGTAGGAAAAAACGATAAGTCCACGCTCTGGCAGATCAAGACGAAGGAAAAGCGCGAGGGAGAGCTGTGGATCAACGGCTTCACGGCAAACTATTCGCTGCTGGACGACCGCGTATACGACGGCATCCACACGTCCAATGTCGTGGCGGACGACCTTCGCGCGGCAGTCATCGGAAAACGCGCGCCGGGCATCGTTGCGCTGGCTGCGGACCGCGGACTGACCGGCTCCGTCGTTTCCGAGCACACATACCCCACGCTGTTCGAGCTTTCCAAGGACCTGTGCGGCTCGGTGGATTACGGCTTCCGGTTCGTCCACGACCGAGCCGCGAAGAAACTGCTTTTTGACGTCTTCGCCGGGCAGGAGCAGTCAAACGCCAAGTTTTCCGAGGCGTTCGGCAATCTGGCAAATCTTGTCCTGCAGCAGTCCGACGCGGATTTTAAAAACGTTGCCTTTGTCGGCGGCGAAGGGGATGGCAGCGAGCGGATATTCGTTGTGTGCGGCGATACGACGGCCGAAGGGCTTGCCCGACATGAGCTCTTCGTCGATGCGCGGGATCTTCGCAAGGAGAACGGGCAGACACAGACGGCATACGAAGATCTTCTCAAAGAACGCGGCCTGCAGAAGCTGAACGAACACAACCGGAAGCTGAGCGTGACATTTGATGTGGATCCGGCAGACTTCGGCACGGCGTACAGTCTCGGCGATACCGTGTGCTGCATCCTCCCGGAGGACGGGCTGAAGCTGTTTGTGCGGGTGATCGCTTTTGAGGAGACGATCGAGGACAACCGCACAGCACTGTCTCTCACGATCGGCACACCGGTCATACAAACGATTGGAGGTAACAAATGAGTGAATTTGCCTACCCGCTCGGCGGGAAACAGGATTATACGTCGGCACAGGCCGGAGCCTTCCACGGGACGCGGACGTCTGGCGTGTGGTCTGGCGAGGATAACCTGAAAGTGACGATCACCGGCGCCCGGCAGCTGACGCTGTCCAAGGGTATCGCCTGGTTCACGACGGAAGAGTATTGGGGCAAAGTCTACGTCAATACGGCGGATATCAACTTTACTCTGCCGGTCGCGGATGCGGTTCTGGATCGTATCTGCCGCCTGGTCATCCGCTGGGACAAGACGGCCAACACGGCAACGGCGCAGCTGCTGATGGGCGATCTGGGCAGCTCACCGACAGCGCCGGCACGATCCAAAACGGACGAACTGTACGATCTCGTCCTTTGCGACTATCTCGTAGCACACGGCGATCTGGCGGCCACGGCGGCGAATCTGACGGACCAGCGCCTGAACGAGGATCTCTGCGGTCTGATGAGGGACGGCGTTACCAGGATCCCGACTGCGGCGCTGGAAGCACAGGTATCTGCGCTGCTGGATCAGCTCCGCACGGCCATCGAACAGGCGGCAAGCGGGCAGATCGCAGACGGTACGATCACAACGCCCAAATATGCCAACGAATCCGTGACCGCCGAAAAGCTTGCGAACGATATTCCGTATACGAAGTTCGGCCTTTCCGCCGATCAGGTGCGGCATGTTTACGCCGGAACGACGGAGCCGGGCGCTGAGCTCGGCAGCGACGGGGATATTTATCTCATGTATTCGGAGTGAGGTGATCTGAATGGCATGGTCACAGACTGCACCGGAGCTTCCAAGTGGCAGCGCGTGGGAGCAGGAAAAAATTATTTCAAAAGCAGCAAACCATTGGAGACTTACCGGAAAGCTGTACATCGCCCGCCTGAGCGGCAGGCAGTTTGCCGTTAAAGCAGAGCTGACGAGCGGCAACGGCGAATACGGGACATATTATCCCCCGGACAAATGGACGCTCCGGTGCGATATTGGCGGCGTCACAGGAACAGAGAACACGTCTTTCGACGTCTCCAAGGGAACGACCACCTTCTATTTTATCGGTGAAGCCGGAGAGGGCGTAACGATCACCGCAAAGGTCGGCGGCGTGGGCGCCGCTGTCGCCGTGCAAACCGCGACCTTTGCCGCCCCTGCGCTGCTCGGCGATACGGTTTATTTCAAGGTCTCCGGCGTGTGGAAACAGACGACGCTGTACCGCAAGGGCGGCGCATGGAAAAATGCACTGGCAAAATTCAAAGCAGGAGGAACATGGAAATGAACGGTATAGACGTTTCTGAGCATCAGGGCGATTTCGATTTTACGCCGTACAAGGATGGCTTCGTCATCCTCCGCGGGGGCTACGGCATACGAAATGCCGACAAATGGGCGGAGCGCAACATCGCAAAGTGCGATGCGCTGGGAATTCCGTGGGGCATCTACTGGTACAGCTATGCACTGAATGTGCAGACGGCCAAATTGGAGGCGGAGCGGTGTCTGCGCTTTCTCAATGGCCGGAAGCCGCGGCTCGGCGTGTGGTTCGATATGGAGGACACGGACGGGTACAAGCAGACGAACGGCTTTCCGTCTAACGAGACGATCACCGCGATGTGTAAGACCTTCTGCGCAGCCATGGAAGCGGCCGGGAACAGGACCGGTGTGTATGCCTCGCAGAGTTGGTTCGACGAGCACATCGGGGACACGGGGTATGACAAATGGATCGCGGCTTGGGGCCGGAACGACGGGGAGCATTATCCCGACCTCTCCGAGAAATGCATCTTTCACCAGTACCGCGGGGAGCCGCTCGACCTTGATATCATGCACGTCCCGCTTTCGTATTTTGACGCTGGCGCGGCGGGCGGAGCAGAGCCCCGCCCCTACGAAAAGGAAGAAATGACCGTGAGCATTCCGGCGATGGCACAGGAGGTGCTCGACGGAAAGTGGGGCAACGGCGAGGAGCGAAAGCAGAAGCTCGGCGCGTGGTTTTACGATCTCGTGCAGGGCGAAGTAAACAGAATTTTGGGGGTCACAAGATGAACGAATGGGGCGTGGTCGGCGTGATCGTAACGCTGGTAGGTCTGGCCGCTGCGATCATCAAGCCGATCGTGCAGCTCAACACAAACATCGACAAGCTGACTGATGCTGTGGAAGGGCTGAAAAACGCGCACACCAAAATGGAGGAATCCAACACGGAAGAGCACAAGAAGATTCACGAACGCATCAACCACCGCAAAAAAGAAAATGAGGAACTGGACGATCGCGTGGCTGACCACGAGCGCCGTATCGGTATCCTCGAACATAAATAATTTCAGGAGGACAAGCACATGAACGAGATTCTGGCAACCTACAGTCTGGAGATCATCAAGGCCGTCGTACTGGCGATCTTCGCCATCATCGGCGTGTATGCCGCGAAGCTTCAGACAAAGTACATCGACACGGACACCAAGCGCAAGATCGCGGCTACCACGGTCGCGTACATCGAGCAGGTGTACAAGGATCTTCACGGCGACGAGAAGCTTGCGCGCGCCCTTGTTGTCGCGGCATCGATGCTGTCGCAGAAGGGCATCAAAACAACGGAGGAGGAACTGAAAGTACTGCTGGAGGCTGCGGTCAAGGAAATGAATGATAAATTTAAGAAAGAAACCGCGGCAGCCCAGAGCGCGCTTGAAGAGACTCACAATACAGGATTTACCGTCAAACCGGCCTCTGAATGA